AGCATACTTTTCTTCGAGTGTTGCAGCTCTTTTTAGAGGTGAGATATCTGCAATCACATAGCAGTTAGGCACCGCTCTCTGGACAACTCCTTGCTTCTCAGTGTGTAAATATTCATGAAGAACCCCTTTATAGCACCATTCTTGGTCAGATTTAACAAGCTGAACTCTGTGATATTGAAGAGCACTCAATTTATACATTATTTGATATCCATCTGGATTTGTATCCAAACCTGCAAATGGATTTACTGATGGAGTTTCAGGATAGAAAGTATCATCCGCATCTATGATCCATCTGTAGTCACACTTGCCCTTAGCTAACTCCAGACTTTCAGTACGGTTAACTTCAAAGTTGACCCAAGGTCTTTCGTGGAGTTCACCGTCAATTCCGAATCCTGCCATGGTCTCTTTAATAACCTCTATAGTTTTATCTTTAGATCCAGTATCAACGATTACCCAATATGAGATGTAAGGGGCTACTGCTGAAAGACATCTTTTAATGGTGTCCTCCTCGTCTTTTACAATCATAACAAGACACAATTTAATCGTTTGCTCTTTGCTTGTCGACTGGATAGGCTTTAACTGAGCACTTTTCCCCATATTCATAGGAATGGAGCTCTTCTTTTTATTTTTACTCATTTTTGGGTTTTAAATTTAAGTGTTATAGTATTAATCTTTGATTTTCTTTCCTTTTTTTCTGGATAATTCTAAAGAAGTTATATTTCCATCAACATTAAGACCAAAAGAAAGGGAGAATCTGCCATCCTCAGTCTCCATCTTTTGCTTCTTTTTCGCTCTATCTATTCCTCTAAGCGGAATGTCATACGAAGAGAATCCTTTATCAAAAACCCAGAATTTAAAATTATGATATCCACTATCGAATATTGAATATTTAAATCCGAAATCACATATTGAGAATTTAACCTTGTGTAGGGATAACCTTTTAGAATATATCTCTATGAAAAAAACATTATGTGGATTTCCCGATGACACAATTCTTTTTTCTAGGTCTATTTGAAAAACCCATTTGTAGTCATCTAGATTTAATTTTTTATATGGGATTTTAGAGTCAGATAAACATTTTGAGATTGACTCTTCTAGTGAGGTTTCTGAATTAATATCAACAAAGAAGCAAAATTCTTTGCTGTCAAAGTTCCGACTATTTCTTACCTGAATTTCAGGGTTAGATGAAAAAGTATCCAGGGCGCATTCTAAGGCATCCTGGAGTATATTTTTCTTAAATTCTGAGTGAATTTTATCGTCGTGTATTTTACTTTTAAGACCGCTTACGAAATCATCTGAAGCTCCACTGTTCATTTAAATTCTATTTAGAGATCTTTTCAAGATCTAATCTTTTAACTGTTTTTTCTAAAACGTCATCCTTACCACCTTCAGCATCTATTTCAATCAACTTACGGCTTTTCTTGTAGAAATCAACCAAAGGTAAAGTTTTTTCTTGATATTCTTTGAACCTGTTTTCTATGATCTCATCGCTAGCATCATCTTTTCTATCTTCCTTCTTAGCTCTTTCTTTAATCCTCTGTTTAGCTATATCATCAGGAATGCTTAAGTATAATGCATGATTAAGTCCAAGCCCCATTTTACCCAGCATTGTATCGAGTTTTTTAGATTGCTTAAGAGTTCTAGGAAATCCATCAAGTATGATATTTTCGCTAGGATCTACTTTCTTAAGTTCCTTTCTAAGTATCTTAGTCATCATATCATCAGGTATAAGATTTCCACCATCTATGATTCTTTTCAATTCAGGATCATCTGAATTTCTGATAATATCACCGGTTGAGATGTGAACAAATCCGTAATCCTTTTTTAACTCCTTAGATAGCGTTCCCTTTCCAGATCCGGGTGCCCCCAGAATAACTATTATTTTACCCTGAACATCGGGAAGTTCTTTTTCATTAATTTCGAAATCCTCAAATTTTTTAATCCTTGTCATTTTTTATATTTTTTTTAAGCCTCGCAGCTAGAGCATTCTAGAATATTTCTAGCAAAAGACTGTGCAGAGCTTTGGCTAAATTGGTAGTATAATGTCTTAACTCCTTCCTCGTGTGCATAAAGATACAATTGATTAATATCTTTTGCTGGAACCGATGGGTGTATCATTAAGTTAAGAGATTGTGACTGGTCTATATACTTTTGTCTTTGAGCGGCTTGAAGAATTATCTCTTTTGGAGAAATCTCAATGAATGATTTAAAAACACCTTTTGTTGGAAAATCTAAGTGCTGAACAGATCCGTCCTTTTTTAAAATTCCTTCCCAGACTTCGGGGGTGTTTAGTTCATACTTTTCAAGCTCTGCTTCTAGATAAGGATTCTTAAAAATTGTTTTTGATTTAGCAAGATCCTTTATAAAGTAGTTTGACTTAATAGGTTCTATCCCCATACTAACTTGACCGTGTATAAAAGAACTTGATTTAGTAGGAGCAATAGCAACTAGTGTTGTGTTTGCAAATCCTTCTCTTAGGGAAACGTATCCATGCTCACTGTGAAGGTATTTAGAGGCTGATTCACTTTTTTCCTTGATTGTGCTAAAGATTTCAACGTTTAACATCTTGGCTTTCAGAGAATCAAATTCAATTAATTTAGACTGAAATAGTGTGTGGTATCCCAAAACACCCAATCCGATTGCTCTGTGTTGTTCTGCAAATCGGTGAGCTCTTGCCATACCCGGCATGTTATATGATTTTTTAATGAACTCATCCATTACTGCATTTAGGAACATGGTATAAACCTCAATCGCATCTGTTTCTTTAATTTCATCCCAATGTAAAAGATTTAATGAACCAAGACAACATACAAATGAATTAAAGCTATCAGTAGGTAATTGTATTTCTGAACATAAATTGCTAGCAGTAATTTCAAGTCCTAGATCTTTATATGGAGAATTATTATTCGATGAATCCTTAAACATAATATAAGGGAATCCAAATTCGCTACGTCTTTGTATTATCTTAGCCCATATTTTTCTTTTATCCGAGTCACCATTCTTCATTTCATCTATCCATTTATCAGTAACAGTAACCCCGTATTGTAAATTTTGAATGGGATTTCCCTCTGTTCCAATCTCCAAAAATTCTAAAATGTCATTATGTTCAACGGGAAGCCAAGCTGCACAAGCGCCTCTTCTTGCTTCTGATTGCTTACATACATCAATGATGGTATCATATATTCTAGCATAGTGAACTGGTCCATCAGCAGTTCCACCGGTAGAAATACTAGCTCCTCTTTCTCTAATATTTCCCAGAAATATACTGGTTCCCCCGCCATACTTTGACATCATACCGATCTCCCTGCTTCCGTTCAAAATGCTATCAAGGGTGTCATCGATATTGCTGCCATAGCAACTTATAGGAAGACCTTTGTCCTTTCCGAAATTAATCCAGACTGGTGTTGAAAGACTATAAAATCCTCTAGCCATGTACTCTTCAAATTTTTTAGAAAAGCCTTCGATTTTTAAATACTTTTCTGCAGTGTTTGCAATGTCTTTGATTCTTTGCTCTGGTGATTCCGATATGTAACCTCTTGATAAAAAAGTTCTGCTGTTCTCGTTTAGCCAATAATATTTCTTATGCTCCATTCTCTGTTTTAATGTTTTTATTGTGATTTTTTTATTTGCCCTATATTTAAAATAAATCGTCTTCCGTTATTGATTTACTTTTTTTGTTGTAATCTATTTGTTTCTTATAAAAGAAATCACCTTCTTTAGTTGAAGTTATTTCAACATCAAACCAAAGTGTTTTTTCTATTTCGATAAAATCAACTTCAAAAACAGGCTTCATTCCTATTCTTTGTAAAGAGTTATTAAATCTGTTTTGAATAAAATTCTTAATGGTTTCTTTTGTTAAAAATTCAAGCTCTCCTTTTTCGAAAATCCAGTCTAATATTTTAATCTCTGCAATGTAAGCTTTCTTGCATGCTGAATCTATCAGATTTTCAAACTCCTCGTCAAACCAATCTGGATTCTCTTCTTTTATTATATTAATTAATTCAGACCCAAAGTTTCCGTGGATCTCTTCCTCCTTTGATGTTGCTTCAACAACATTAGAAATTCCTTTGAAAAGATTCTTCTCTTTGTTAAAAGACATCATTATTAGAAATTGGCTAAAAAGGCTAACGTGTTCTATAAACAGAGAAAATAGAAGAACAGATTTAGCGTACATTTTATTATCCTTACTTCTCGTCCCGTCTAAATACTTAGTCAAGTAAGCAATTCTGTCTTTAATAGCAGGGATTTCAACAACGTGTTTGAATTCCTCTTCGAGTCCTAGTATTCTAATTAATCTAGCGTATGCGTCTTTGTGTCGAACTTCAGATTCAGCAAAGGTCATTCCGACATCTCCAATCTCAGTGATTGGCATTCTCTTATAAAGATCAGCCCAAAAGGTCTTAACATTTACCTCTATTTGAGCAATCGCAAGCATTGATCTTTTTATAACCTCGCGCTCTTGATCTGATATTTTAGTTCTGAAATCGTCAATATCTGTTGTAAAGTTAAATTCGGTGTCAATCCAATACGAG